TAGCAAATAAAAAATTTAATGTTGTTTTCATAATAATAGCCTCCTTAATGCTATAGACACGATTTTCAAAGAGTGGGCTTTATGCCCACTCCTTTGCTTGATTGTATCCAATTACAAAGCCCAAGAGTTCTTGAGTAGAATTAAATCTCTTGTAGTCCTCGCTAAATTGATTATAGCCAATATTGATTGAATACTTATTAAAAGATATTCCCTCGTTTATTATTTTGTCTTTTAACTTAGGTTCGAACTTGTAAAGGTTTTGAATAAATCTTTTACATTGATCAGCATAATAATATTTATTATTTCCACTTAATCGGAAATTAATACCAAGTTTATTATGTTGGAACTCTAATTCATTAAGTTCGTGATATTCCTCTGTAGTTTGTTGCCCTAATCTTACTTTTTCTCTTAGTTCAACCATTCTTTTAGTTTTTTTCATTGGTAAGTTTTTCATAATAATAGCCTCCTTAATGCTATAGACACTCAATAAACAATAAGGGGGAGAATATCCCCCTCGTTGTTGTGTTTCGACCATTAAGGTCTCATCAGTATAGCTTGGAGTGTTCCGACTGTTCAACTTCGAGGGGTGTCAACCCTTGGACTCCTTTGCCCTAAGAACTCGATCTAAGTACCCTTACCCCTTGAACTTGGAACTCCAAGGGAGGTTGGTCGACCTATTCTCGCACTAGATAATTAAATATATAATTATTATCTAGCGTTGCCCTAATAACCCCATTTTTAATTATTCTAAATATCCCCTTGAAAGCATTACCCCAAAAAATAGGGAATAGCTCAGTTCGATCTAGTGTGGTTGTTAAAATGACAACTATTTTATTCATGTCTAAATAATATTCTTTTTTATGATAAATTCAAACATTTTATATTAAATATTTTCAATAAATTGTTTTTCTGGTAATCGCTAAAATTAAAACCCATTTTAAGAAGGCCAGGATTGTCAAGTTTTTTTTTGAGGGTGATTTTTCATGAGCTCTGTTAAAATGCTCTGTATGGCTCTTATATGATAAATTATGATATATTTAAAAATAGTTTAGAAAAGTGCTGCCCTGGTTTTTCCATTTTAAGACGTTTTTAGATAGGTTAAAAAACTTCCTTGTATGATTTTATATGATAAATTATGATACTCTCTATGGCTCTTAAAACCGGTTTTTCGTTTGGTGGAAAATTATTCTATAAAAAGAACTAGAGGAATTTGGCTCGTGGTTCGTGGACAGTGGAACAGTACAAGAGTTTTTTTGAAAAAATTTATAAAAAAAAGTTTTTTGAAAAAAAAATAAGTGTGGAAGTGTAGCAATCGGTCTAGAACCATTGAAAAATATAATAAAACAGTGCCACACTTCTGATTTTTAGTAGTGTGGAAGTGTAGCAATTTTAACCCTTCTTCTCTAGGTAATTGGGCGACTTTTTAAGAAAATTTTATTTATAATAATATTTTTGGAAAAAACATAAGTAACGATTTTGGTATAATTGATTTTTGTAATTATATTAATAATGTAACGATATATTTTAAATGGCTGAGGAAAAAAATCTTTATAAAATGGTCAAAGAAAAATTAAAAGAATTTAACCCAATTCGCATTGAAACAACTACAATTAATGGTTTTCCTGATTTCATTTTATTTAATAAATCGAAAGAAGTTTTATTTATAGAGTGTAAGGTTTGCAAGAGTTCCAAATTGTTACAGTCGTTAAGCCCTCATCAAAAATCTTTCCACCATAAATATGCTGATATTATGAAAGGTTTGTTTATCTTGCAAAGGGTTGCTTCTTCGAAAGAGATTTTTCTGTATAGATCTAAAAATTTTGATTTTTTGGAGAAAAATTCGAGCTTTGTCCACTGTGCGAGAGCCGAAATCGGTGGTTCGTGGTGTGCAATTAAAACACAGCTTGAAAACAACCCCCCATATGTAGTATGTGCAAATGATGAAAACGAGCCACGAGCCGAGAATGGCGAAAAATAAGGCTTTTTGCCATGTAAAAAGGGCTTCTAATGTATATTATACAACAAATATTTTATGATAAATTATTATAGTTAGGTACTTAGCGAAAAATGAACAAAATACGAACAAAATTTTACCCCCACCCGCGAAAAATCGCCCGTGCGTTTACAGGCGAGGGCAATGGCGAGCAGCATTTTCACACTAATAGGGAGAAATCTGTATATGGATATTAAAAAATATAAAAATCTAGACAAAGAGCAGCTCAAAGCAATGGTTTTGCTTAGACAAAAAATAGAACAAGAAGGTGCACGCACTAATTTTATGCGATTTGTTAAAGCGGTATGGCCAGAGTTTGTCGAAGGACCACATCATTTGCGAACATCAGAAAAATTTCAAAAATTTTCGACCGAAAAAGCTTGTCGCCTAATCATTAATATGCCACCAAGACATACAAAATCAGAATTTGCGAGTTATTTGTTTCCGGCTTGGATGATGGGCATTAATCCCAAACTAAAAATTATCCAGGCTACACACACAGGCGAGCTCGCAGTCAGATTTGGTAGAAAAATTCGTAATTTAATGAATACAAAAGAATATAAACGAATATTTCCTGGTGTAACATTGCGAACAGATAACCAAGCTGCAGGAAGATGGGAAACAAATCATGGAGGCGAATACTTCGCTGCAGGTGTTGGAGGTGCGATCACCGGTCGTGGTGCTGATCTACTCATTATTGACGATCCACACTCAGAACAAGACGCATTATCAGAAACTGCAATGGATAATGCTTATGAATGGTACACCTCGGGTCCTCGTCAGCGTTTACAACCTGGAGGGTCGATAGCAATTGTCATGACTCGTTGGTCACAAAAAGATTTAACTGCACAGTTAGTTAAAAAAATGGGAGATCTTAAAGCAGATAAATGGGATGTTATAGAATTTCCGGCTATCTTAGACGATGATGATGAAGAAAATCGAAAACCTATTTGGCCACAGTATTGGAAGCTCGATGAACTAGACAAAGTAAAAGCTTCTTTAGTTCCTAGTAAATGGAATGCTCAATGGCAGCAAAACCCTACTTATGATGGCACGAGTATCATCAAACGTGAATGGTGGAGAGTGTGGGACAAACCTAATATTCCTGATTGTTATTTTAAAATTCAAACATACGATACTGCCTTCTCCAAAAAAGAAACAGCAGACTATTCTGTTATCTCAACTTGGGGGATATTCTATCCAAACGAAGGAAGAGAACCTCATATTATTTTGTTAGACGTTGAAAAAGGTCGATGGGACTTTCCTGAACTAAAAAAGAAGGCTATGGAAAATCTTAGGTATCATGATCCTGAGTTGGTAATCATTGAAGCGAAAGCAACTGGCATGCCCTTGATACACGAGTTAAGACGAGCTGGTATTCACGCTACTGCATTCTCCCCGAACCGCGGTCAGGACAAGCATGTCCGAGTAAATACAGTCGCTCCCATATTTGAAGCGGGCCACGTTTGGCGGTCCGATGACGATTGGGCAACTGAAATGATGGAAGAATGTGCTGCCTTTCCCTTTGGAGAGCATGACGACATGGTTGACGCAATGACCTTAGCTTTGCTAAGATATCGCCAAGGTAACTTGGTTGAACTAGAAGATGATGAAAAGGAACTTGAAATACCAAGGAGTAAAAGAAAATATGTCTACTATAACGGTTAAAAAAATAAATCCTGAGGATCGAAGACTCAAACAAAAGTTAACGCCCAAGCAAATGTTGTTCGTGGCGAACTACGTCCAACAAACTTTAACAGGCAAAATTTCCGCGGCCGAAGCGGCGCGGCTCGCGGGCTATTCTCAAAATCGAGCAAGACAAACAGCACATGAATTATTAAACGCTAAATTAAATCCTTATATTGTCGAAGCGATTAATGAATTAAAACAAGATTTGTATGAAACGTCTGGTGTATCGATGGCTTCTCATTTGACAGCGTTGAAAGAAATGCGAGACGAAGCGAGGGGAGATAAACACTATTCGGCAGCCATCAACGCAGAAGTGGCCCGGGGTCGTGTGGCAGGATTCTATGATCTGAAAAATAAAACAGATGAAAGTATGGATCAGATGTCCAAAGACGAGCTCATTGAGTTGTTGGAAAAATACGATCAGCAAGGTATAACTCATGATAGAGGTCTAATCGTGGACGATGATAAGAGATCCTTGACCAGCGAACAGCGGATCGTGGAGGGGGAATAACCCTTGTATGTAATTAAAAAAGATATATTTTAAAACTCATGGCAGACAATATTGATAAAGCCCTAGATTTAGGTGGCAAACCTGAATTGGAAATTCTAAAAAAAGAAACAGAAGTCGTGGTGGATGGACAGCGAGTCCCGGCTCCTGAGGGATTAGAGATTGAAATGGATGAAGATGGTGGTGCAACACTCGACTTCGATCCAAGAGAAGCTTTACCTGAAATTGAATTCTATTCTAACTTAGCAGAAGTTATTGACGATCGAGATCTAGCAGAATTATCAGATGAATTAATGGGAGACTTTGAAAGTGATAAGTCTTCAAGAAAAGAATGGGAAGATGCTTATATCAAAGGCTTAGGGCTGCTAGGTATCAAGTATGAAGAGAGAACCAACCCTTTCCGTGGAGCGAGTTCCGCGACTCACCCTTTATTAGCCGAAAGCGCTACACAGTTTCAAGCAACTGCTTTTAAAGAATTATTACCAGCAGGCGGTCCTGTGCGAACAGTCATCATGGGAGATGAAACTCCCGAGAAGTATGCAAGAGCAGGGCGAGTCCAAGAGTTTATGAATTTTCAATTAATGAATAAGATGGAGGATTATACTCCTGAGTATGATCAAATGTTATTTTATTTACCTTTAGCAGGTTCAACATTCAAAAAAGTTTATTACGATGAATTAATGGAACGACCTGTTTCTAAGTTTGTTCCAGCAGAAGATCTCGTTGTGAATTATCTATCAAATGACTTAGATAACTGTGAGCGTATCTGTCATGTCATCAACATGAGTTATAATGATTTTAGAAAAAAACAAGTTTCAGGATTTTACAAAGATGTCGATATCTTACCTCAAGAAGCAGAAGAGAATGAAGTACAAAAAAAATATAATGAACTGCAAGGAACAAAACCTAGTTATGCAGATAAGGTCGTCAAGCTCTATGAGTTTCATACTTCTATCGATTTAAAAGATTTTGAAGATAAAGATGATTCTGGTGAAATGACAGGAATCAAAATTCCATACATTGTGACTGTTGAAGAAGGATCAAGTCAAGTGGTGGGTATTCGAAGAAACTACGAAAAAGATGATCCGAAGAAAATGAAGAAACAGTATTTTGTTCAATACAAGTTTCTACCTGGCCTAGGCTTTTATGGTTTTGGTTTAATTCATTTAATTGGTGGATTGTCGAGAACAGCCACTGATATTTTAAGACAGTTATTAGATGCAGGAACTTTATCTAATTTACCTGCAGGATTTAAGTCTCGTGGTATTCGCATGAGAGATGATGCAGATCCTTTACAACCTGGAGAGTTCAGAGATATCGATGCACCAAATGGTGACTTGAGAAATTCTTTTATGCCTCTTCCTTATAAAGAACCTTCTCAAACTTTATATAGTTTACTAGGTTTTGTTGTTCAAGCCGGTCAGCGTTTCGCTAGCATCGCAGATATGCAAGTGGGTGACGCTAATCAAAACGCTCCTGTCGGAACAACGATCGCTTTATTAGAACGTGGATCTCGAATCATGTCAGCAATTCATAAGCGTTGTTATTATTCTCAGAAAAAAGAATTCAGATTACTTTACAAAGTGTTTGCTGATTACTTACCAGAAACATATCCTTATTCTGTGGAGGGTGCCGATCGCACCATCAAAGCAGAAGACTTTGATAGTAACTTAGATGTGCTACCTGTTTCTGATCCTAACATATTCTCTACTGCGCAAAGAGTAACTTTAGCTCAAACAGAATTGCAGCTAGCTCAAAGTGCTCCTGATTTACATAACA